TTATCCACCATCCCCGTGGGCCGTCTGTGGGCCGTCAACCACAGAATCGGGCCGTCGCAGAGCCACATCGATGGTCTTCCGCATCCGCCGCTCGGAGCTCGGCAGGATCGACGCGTAGACCTTCAACAGCAGCGCCCCGCCGTCCTTATGACCGAGCCACTCCGCGACCGCCTTGGGACTCTCGCCCTCGGCCAGCAGCACGCTGGTGAAGTACTTTCTGAGCATGTGCATGCCGTGCTCGCGGAACCGGGCGCCACGCACCTCGCCCTCTTCCATCCTGGGCACGATGCCAGCCCGGGCGAGGGCCCGCTGCCACACCTGCGTAAAGGCCGGCAGCAGCACGGGTCCGCCGTCCCGATTGCTCACGAACAGCCGCGCCTCCACCGGGTCGCCGTCGAGCGACCGCCACGGCAGCGTGACCGTGATCGGCGGGAACCGGCGCATATGCTCGGCGAGCGCGAACTTGACCATCTCCGACAACGGCACCGTGCGCGTCTGATCCCCCTTCGGCGGGGCGAACACCAGCCTGTTGCCGAGGAGCTTGATCTGACGGTTCACGCTGGCCACCCCGCGGAACCAATCGACGTCGTCCGGGCCGAACGCAAGGATCTCCCCTCGCCTCATCCCGAGGCCGGCGCCGATGTCCACCGAGATCTGGTAGCGCTCCGATAAGGCGTCTTGCATGGCGAACACCTGGTCAGGCGTCCACACGATCAGCTTCTTCGCCACGACCTTCGGCAACGTGACGGTCTTGCTCAGCACCGGGTTCTTCGCGACCAGCTCGTCATCTACGGCCACGGCGAACACCATCGAGACGTGTGCCATGATGACCTCGATCGTGACCGGCGCGAGCGTGGCCTCCATCTTCCTCACCATGCCCTGGATGAGGCTTGGCCGCTTCGCCAGGAGGCCGATCTCGTGCGACCCGATCACTGGGTAGACGTGGTTCTCCAGCCGCTGGCGCATCTTTTCGCGGCTGCTCGGGTTGAGGACGCGATTCTCGATGGCCTCTTCAGCCTGCTTGCGGAAGGTGACCTTGCCCGCGTCGGGGTCGATGTACGTGCCGCGCAACAGGTCAGCCTCGACGACCTTCTTTCTGTTGTCGGCATCGATCTTCCGGCCGAAGGACTCGTTCTTCTCACGGCCGTCCGGCCCGTCGTACCGCAGGCGCCACCGCGAGCCCTTGCCGAACCTCTGGGGGTCCTTCTCAAGGATCGGCTTGCCTTTGGCGTCGAACAGCACCTTGCCGTCCGGGCCGCGGGCCTTCCGCATCCATCGGTCCTCCACGTGTGCCATTAGAGGTCCTCCTCGTGAAGCTTGTCCACTTGCTCCATGATTTCCGCCTCATCGGCAGCCGGCGTATGGAGAAATTCCTGTACGCGAAGGACTGTTTGGGCCATATCTAGCCCTTGCTTCTCCCCCGCGTTGACGAGTGCCTGTGCGAGCGCAAGAGTCATCGTCCAATAACTCACGGCCTTGGCAATTTCGAGCGCCGAAACACCACTAGCATCGTCAGGACGGACAACCAGCGCGACCAACGGAATGGACACATCGCTGACTTGATACTCAAAACGAGCGTGGTCTGCGACGTAGCCTTGAAGCAGGGCGGCCTGTAGTCGCACGGGTAGACGGCGGAAAACTTCGCCCCCTCGGATGAGTTCCCTGAACGCCGACGTATCCTCCGGGCTGGCCCCGATGAGAGATGACATCGAATCGGCGACCTCCGTCATCTCGTCGACCCGCTGGCGAAGGGCACTCACCTCCTCTTTCAGAGTGGCGTCCCCCTCCGAAGACTTCAGCTCGGGCGATGAACGCCGACTGCGTAGATCGGCACGCATCTCTTCGGCGAGACCGCTCATAGTCAGCCTCTCACTGTCCTCCGGCGACCACCCTCGTTCAATAAACGCTTCTCTGAGCAGCTGATCTTCGGGCTCCATGTGAGGAGCTAGATAGTCTGCAAACCTCGTGGTCTGCAACCCCAGATCCGCCCTCTCGAATAGCTCGCGATCCTCCGTCGCCATAAGTTCCCTGAAGGCGTCGATGGCCTGCCTTGCGCGCTTGCTATTTTTGGGCTGTATGTCATCAACGATGATTTCGTACAGGCGCTTCACGGCATCAGCGCTGAACAGGATGTGACTAGCATCCTCAGGTGCATCGAAGCCCATCCTCCATTTGGACTTCACACCGAGTGCTGCACAAACGTTCTTCACTACGCGATCCTCCGGCTCGCCCTGGCTTCGTTCGAGGTTCCCCACCGTGTTACGGCTGACACGGGCCGCCCATGCGAGGAGAGCCTGACTGATCCCCACCTCTTCCCGGCGCAGTTTCAGGTCGGTGCCGCTAGGCGTCGCCGTGTAGTTGCTATCACCCCAAGGCATGGGGGCTCACACTCCCTCAAGCTGGTCGCTCGCAGCTCTTCAGCGCTAACAGTACCCATCAATGCCCAACGCTTGTCAACGGTTCCGAGGGGTGCACACATCACTCAACAAGCTGTGACGACCAATGAAAAGTGTGGCCTTCAGCTGGGAGATTGGGCCTTTTGCAGCACTTCTAGAGGGGCGTTGGACCGCCGTAGTTGGCGAGCGTTGGTCATCATGCGCTACGGTTGTGCCGTGGCGATCACCATCGCCATACGGGCAGGGCCCCGCTTCGTCGCAGACGAAAAGGGCCCGGCGAAGGTTGCACCCAACGCCGAGCCCGGGAAAGCACCGCTCCACTGACTGCCGCTACCAACGTCAACCAACAGGAGAGTGCCCATGAAGGGTACCAGCGTGCCCGCTCGCACGGGTAAGGCTCGCGCCCGCAAGCGCGACGCATCCGCGCAGGTCACGGCCACCGCCACGCCGGACCGCTCCAACGACACCCTGCTGGACCTCGAGGGCGTGTGCGCGTTCAAGGGCACTACGCCAGCCACCGAGCGCTACCTCCGCCACCTCGGCGAGACGACCTACTTCTTCCGCATGGGCCGCAGGCTCGTGGCTTGGAAGAGTGATGTCATCCAGGACATCGAGAACCACCGCATCGCCGAGCGGAACAAGGCGTAGGCGGCCCGCCATGAGCAACCCTTCTCCCGAGTCCGGCCTGCAGCTGTTCGACGTGGCTGGCAGCGGCATCAGGTTCGGCACCGCCGAGGACGGCCGCCCGTACGCGGTGGCCACCGACTTCACCAAGATCATGGGCTACCTGCAGTCTAGCGACGCCACCCGCCTCTTGGAGGCGGACGAAAAGGGTCAGCAGATTGTGCTGACCCCTGGCGGCTCGCAGAAGATGAACGTCATCTTCGAGGACGGCATGTGGGAGCTGATCTTCCGCAGCAGTCTGCCCGGTGCCAAGGCCATCAAAAAGCGTGTCAAGGAGATCCTGCGGGAGATCAGGGAGACCGGCCGGTACGTGGCCGGCCCGGCTGTCGGTGCTCAGCTTCAGCTCGACCGCGAAGTCAAGGAGCTGCAGGTGGCCAAGGGGCGCGCCGAGGTGCTCGCCATCCTGCGCCAGGGAGGTGTCGTCGACGCTGGCTACTTGGACGCGTGCGGGCGCCGCCTCGCTGGTCGGGTGCTGGGCGAGACCCCAGAGCTCGACCCGCTGACCAAGCCGCTGACCGTCTCGATCTACCTGGGAGAGCAGGGGCTCACGAGCACGGCCACCAGAAAGCTCGCAGGCAACTTCGGAAAGAGTCTGAAGGCGGCCTACATCAGCATGTTCGATGAGGAGCCCTCTCAGATCGAGGACCTCGTCGGCCGGCACACCGTGATGGTGGCGCAGTACCAGGAGCGCCACCGCCCGCTGTTCGACCAGGTTTACAACTCCCTGGTCCTCTCCTCCGCGTAGTCCCGCTCGCATGAGCCCGGCGTCCAGATCGGCCGCCGGGCGGTCCGCCCTACCCAAAGGAACGACAGGCGAGCGGGGGCTCCATGCACAACGAAGACGTCGAGCAGCCCGGCGAGAACATCATGGTGCTGGCGGTGTACACCATCGAGGTGTCGCCGAACCAGCGCGGCTGGCTGACCCGCGAGCAGGCTGAGACCGCGCTCCGCGACTCGGGCATCGCCGCTGCCAGCCAGGCCGCCGCGCTGATCGTGCGCGGCACGGTGAGGGGCTGCGACCCGGGGGCGGCTGTGGCCTTGGCCAGCGTGCTGCGGCAGGCCGCCTCGGTCACGATCTACGGCAGCGGGCGCGGGATCGTGCAGTTGGTTGGCTACCTGCGCACTGCCATCGCTCGGGAGCGCGCGTGGGCGGCCAAGAGGTGACCGACCGCTGGGCGGTCGAGCGGGCGCTTCTCACGTCAGAGCTGCCATCCCAGGCACGCCTGATCGTGTTCGTGCTCCTCACCCACGTGACGCAGGGGACTCTCGTGGTCCCCCCGAAGTTCGCGCCCTCCTTCACGACCCTCGTCAAGGAGACCGGCTTGAGCCGCGGGAGCGTGTCGACGTACCTCAACCAGCTCGAAGGCGACGGCTGGGTGGAACGCCACCGTCCCACGACGAAGGACGCTCTGTCTTCTCATGCGAGGACGGGTTACCGACTGCAGATCCCGCAGTCGGAGCCCGTTCAGGACGTGAACCAGTTCAGCACACGAACCGGTTCAGGAGATGAACGGGGTACGCAGGAAGACCTGCTCAACGCCGGTACAGGACGTGAACCAGTTCAGGACGTGAACGGGACCAGTTCAGGAGCTGAACGCAGATCCAACGTAGGTCCAACGTCTTCTTCTCTTTCAGAGAAGAAGGGGGGTTCGGGGGGAAACACGGCCGAGCCCAGGAAGCGGAAGCGCGCCAAGAAGCCCGCTCCTGTCGACGATCTGAATTTCATCGCCTTCTACGAGGCCATGCCTTGCAAGGAAGACAGGCTGGCAGCCAGCCGGGCGTGGGCGGAGACCGTCCAGCAGGGCGTCACCCCCGAAGACCTCCTCGTCGCCGCCCAGGGCTACCGCGAGGACCCCGAACGCTCCCGCATCCGCAAGTTCATCAAGACGCCTGTCCGCTTCCTCCGCGATGGGCGCTACGAGCGCTACCTGCCCAACCACAAACCCGAGGACGACATGGAAGAGACCGAAAGGCCCGGCTGGCGTGACCATGACTGATAGCCGAACCCTCCCCCACGACACCGACGCCGAGAAGTCCGCACTCGGCGCGGCCCTGATCTCGCCGAGTGCAGCGAACCAGGTCTTCACCCACCTGTCGGCAGACCACTTCTACTGGCCCCAGCACAAGCTGATCTTCCGGGCCATCGTGGACCTCTACCGCAACGACAAGCCCGTCGAGGTGCTGAGCGTCCGCGCTCAGCTCACCAGATCCAAGAAGCTCGACGAGGCTGGCGGCGACATCTACCTGTCCGACTTGGCAGCGTTCGTGTCCACCGCGGCCAACGTCGGCTACTACGTCGGCCGGGTGCGCGAGCTCGGCACGAAGGCGATCGCGATCGAGGAACTGACCCGCATCGCCGGCCAGGGCTACCACGAGACGGTCACCTCTGACGAACTCCTGGTCTCAACGGAGGACGCCCTCACCCGGTTTCGGCTCCTGGCCACCAGCGACGAAGAGACGATCGAAGGGTTCTCCACCATGGGCAGCTTCGTGGACGAGAGCGACGCCGAACACGACTGGCTCGTTCCTGGCGTGCTGGAGCGCATGGATCGGGTCATCGTCGTCGCCAGCGAGGGCGCGGGGAAGACCACCCTTGCGAGACAGTGCGCCGTCATGCTCGCGGCCGGCCTGCACCCGTTCGACCCGGCAAGGCGGATCAAGCCGGTCCGGACGCTGTACATCGATCTTGAGAACCCTCCGCCGCTCGTCAGGCGGAAGGCCCGCCACCTGCTCAACCAGGGCCGCCAGGTCGAGGGCTGGGATGAGGACCGCTGCTGGCGCTGGACCAGGCCTGGCGGCATAGACCTGCGCAAGCCGCACGACCAGCACCTGGTTGAACGGGTGATCGCCGAAAGCCGCTGTGAGGCTCTCTACCTCGGCCCCTTGTACAAGGCTTTCACCGAGGCCGGCGGGGAGAAGGCCGAGCAGGTCAACGGCCAGGTTGCACGGATCCTGGACGGGTTCCGCGCCCGGTACGGCATCGCCCTGTGGCTGGAGACCCACGCGCCCCTCGAACAGAACGGGCAGCGCTCACTCAGGCCGATGGGCTCCGGGGTGTGGCTGCGCTGGCCTGAGTTCGGTCTCGCGCTTCGCCGCCCGAAAGGCGAAACCAAGACGGTCGTGGTCGAGCGGTTCCGCGGCGACCGAGACGAACGCGCCTGGCCTCACAAGCTCAAGTACGGCAGCCCGTGGCCCTGGAAGGCGATCTTCGACGACGGCACGCCGGTCGAGGAAGCCCGCTACTAACCGAAAGGTTCACCATGTCCAAGCTCGGAAAGGCTGTCCTCGCCTGGGACGAGTTCCTGCAGCGCGACGACTACCCCGAACAGCTCGCTGAGCTCCGCCAGTGGTACCACGCCAGCGGACACACGTCGTTCGTTGACCAGGGCGACGCCGCGACCGGCCAGCTCGTCGAAGCGCTGTCTGAGACCGCCATGCGGGTCGGATCGGAGGGTCTGCCGCTCGGCTACAAGAGCTACCCCGACTGGGTGCGGCTTGGCGTTCTCGGCACCATCGCGAGGTGGGCAGCTGGGCAGGGCGCCACCTGCCAGGACTCACCGAGCATCAGCCGCCCGCGGCCGGTCGTATCCGCCGCATGGAAGCCCGACCTGGTCGTGTGCACCGCCTGCCTCCACCTGCTCGAACTGCCGAGTGGCTCCGTGACGGACAAGACCTGCGACGGCTGCGGCTACGTCGTCCCCGACACCGAGACCATCTACAGCTTCACCATCTCGCACGGCTGGCTCATGTGGCAGGCCGGCGCCTGCGTCAACTGCCGCTTCTGGACCCCGTAACACCAACTCCGAGAGGGAACACCATGTCTAACACCCGCATCGCCGACCGAGACATCGTCCTCGTCCGCGACCACAACCCGCTGTACACCATCGTGCTGGAGTCCCACGTCGACCTCGTCGACGCTGAGGGCGGCACCGCCAAGGGCCTGTGCCCGTTCCACGCGGAGACGAAGCCGTCCTTCCAGGTCACTCCGCGCCACGGCATGTGGTACTGCTTCGGCTGCGGCGAGGCCGGCGACGTCATCACGTTCGTCATGAAGAAGCACAACCTCACGTTCGCCGAGGCGGTCGAGCGGCTGGCGAAGAGAGCGAACATCTCGCTCTCGTACGAGCCGACGCCGTATCTGGCCAACGAGGCCGTGGCGGAGACGCTCCCGGGCGGGCACCTCAAGCTCACCTTCGGCTGCGTCACCGAGACCGTGGTCATCGAGGTCCCTCCTGCCTTGACTCAGCTCTTCGTCTCGGCCCTCAACGACGCGACGCGTGCTTGATGTCCGCCAACCAGCTCCCCCGGCCCGGCGGCGGCTTGACCCACCACATGGCCCGTGACCGTAGCCGCCACGACTGCCCGGACTGCCTGCGCAACGGCGGCCATCACGTCGTCACAGACGAGGAAGCCATTCCCGCATGGGCTCGCCCCGCGAAAGCCGTCGGGCACGGTCTCGCCCCGAGTCGCAGGAAGTGCGCCTATTGGAGCGCCCGCGCACAGGAGCACTGCGGCGCCACCGACAAGATCGCCCACATCTCGGGTGTCGGCCCGCGCTGCCCGCAACATGACCCAGCCCTCACCGCTGTCCAGTACTGGGCAGCCATCACGAAGGAGAACCAGCCATGACCGAGTTCGACCCGTTCACTGCCCATCCAGGTCTCGCGATGTTCCCTCTCATGGAGGGCCATGAGCTGATGGCTCTCGTCCAGGACATCAAGCGCGAAGGGCTGCGCCAGCCGATCGTCCTCAACCACGACCGGACCGTCCTCATCGACGGCAGGAACCGCTACCTGGCCTGCCTAGAGGCCGGGGTGGACCCGGTCTTCGAGTACCTGCCCGCGCGCTACACAGACGTGATGATCGTCAACTTCATCACCTCGGCGAACCTGCGCCGGCGTCACGCCACCCAGTGACCCACGCGAAGGCCGCCCCCGTCTCCACCGGGGGCGGCCATCCCCACCATCTCACGACTACCGGAAGGGTCACGATGACCACCCCGATCACGTCCGTGTTCCGCGACTTCGCCGCCGGCATGGTCGCGCGCCACGACGACAACCTCTGCGACGACGGACCCGAAGAGCAGACTGCTAAGGCCGTCGAAGCGCTGGAGAAGTTCCACGCTCACACCCCGCTCACGCCCGCCCCTCCCGGCCTGATGATCGACCTGTTCGGTTTCGGCTCCACGCGAGTGGTCTTCGAGAGCGCCGACGACCGCTACATGCTGGTGACCGAACTCGGGGCCGCGCTCGGCATGCCCGTCTGGGAGTCCACCAAGTGGGCCCGCAAACAGCACCTCTGGGCCCTCGAAGACCAGCGCCAGCACGACGAGGAACGCGGAGACGGACGCCTCGGCTGGGAGTGCTTGCGCGACTACCTCGACCTGCGCCTGTGGTGCGTCATCGAGAACCCCGACTACAAGCCCGACACCAAGGGCAGCGTCCGCCATCACGACTACGGCGAATGGCTAATCTCCGTGGACCGGCTCATGCTGTTCATCCTTGACAGTCCGTGGTCGGCGGAGTTCCAGCGGAACACCTCGGACATCATGCGACTCGGCATGCAGAAGTTCATGGCCGGCGGCGCCATGGCAGACGTCCCGGTCCTCCGCTCGGACGGCAACCCCGCTCGTCACGACGACGGCACCCCCATGACCGCCGGCGACCTGTGGCACACGCCCCTCACCGAAGCGGAAGCCCGCGAGAAGGCCCGCCGCGGCCCCAACATCCCGATCGACGAGCCGGAGGAGGGGTGATGAGCGAACCGTGCCGCATGTGCGCCGAACAGGGGCGCACGTTCGAGGGGACCGGCCTACCCATCTTCAAGCGCAACCTCCCGGGCGGATTCCGGGACTGCCTGCTCTGTGACGGCAGCGGCTGGCCGCAGTACCGCCTGATCGAGGACTTGAGCCCGTCGTTCTGACGGGCTCACGCGACCGAGGCCGGAAGGGTCCTCACTAGCGAGGACCCTTCCGGAAGCTTCCCGGCGCCGGGAAGCTTCCGGCCCTCCAACGCACTGACCTCCTGGCGGGAGGCCAGTCGGAATGTCCGGTTTCCCAGTGCCGGGAACCCGGACAGACCTGCACCAACGGACCAGCACGACCAGCACAACCCAGGGGGAACCGTTGAAGGCTGAACTCACCTACGCCCACCTTGCGGCGATCCGTGGCTATCTGCCCGAGCTCGACCGGGCACTCATCCCCAGCAATCAACGGCGACGCCGCTGGAATCAGCGGGAGATGTCGGCCGAGCAGGCCGCCGCCATGGACGCGCAGATCCGTGCTGAGCGGGAGGCCAAGGAGCGGAACCTCGTCCAAGGCCTCAAGCCCAGCGGTGCCTCGCCGGCTCCGCTCGACCTGTCTGTGTTCGACGCCCGCACCCACATCATCATGTCTGTCGCCGAACTGGAGGAAGCAGTCTGCGAACGGCTCGGACTCACCGGGTTGTCCATGGGCAACCCGGTAGAGCAGCTCACCCGCCTGATCGGCTTGCTCGACCGCATCGCACTGCTCGACGACCTCGCTGACCACGTGCACCAGGAAGCCGCTCGCCTCCGGCAGACCGCCCGGATCGTCCTCGGCGAGGCCGAACCCGTCGTACGCCTCGCCGGCCGCTGCCCCAACTGTCGGTCGCGGTCCCTGCGCGCCTACCCCGAGCGGTACACCGTGGCCTGCGTCGACCCCACCTGCCAATGCGAAGACCAGGACTGCCCCTGCCAACGAGAGCAATCTTGGCGCCACATCTGGCCGTATGAGCGGTGGCCCTGGCTCGCAGCCAACCTCCGCGAGGGAATCGGAGTCGAAGCATGACCCCCAGCAGATCTTGCTCTTATAGATTTCCTCCCACGATTGAGGGGGCATCGTGAACCTCGACGAGCTGTTCACCGCAGACGAGGCCGCCACCGAGACCGGCTTCACACGGCAAGCCATCTACAACTGGGTCTCACGCGGCTACCTCACGCCTGTCCCTGGGTGCAAGCGCGGACGGTCCAACCTCTTCCGCCTCGAAGACGTCTTCAACGCCGAGAAGAACCGCGACCACAGCCGTCGCAGGAGGTCAAACGCGTGCTAATCTCCATCTGAGAGATCAAAACGCAGGCGGACCCCGTCTGCCCAAAGCCCGGTCACGCCGGGCTTTTCGCGTCTCCGAGTGCCTGCGCGCGGCCCCGTCCCCCCGAGCGAGGCCGCGCGCATCTCCGCCTAGATGTCAGTCCCAGATCCACACGGCCACACGAGCAAGACCGCGCGACGTGTTCACCTCCTCCTTGGTCACCAGGTACTTCTGGAACCTGATCGTGACCGCCCCGTCGATGTCCAACTCATAGTCGCCAACATGACCGTCTGCGTTGCCGAACTGGCATTTGATAAGCACGAGGCGCAGGTTAGAACTCCCAACAGGCTTACGTCCTGGGGTGCCTGACCGACCGATGCCCGAGCTAAGGCCAGACGAACGCGCGACACGCCGCTCGTGGTCCTTCCGGGCCAGGCATCAGGAGCCCTAGATTTCCGGACATGAGCGAATATGAAAACCGATATCGGGCGGCACGTGACAAGTGGGCCGCTGCTGACAGCGCACTCCGCGATCTCGTCATGGGCCCCGAGCTCCTGCTCTACCCGGACGACGCCGAGGAAGCCGAAGCAGCCCACAAGGCCGAAGCTGAAGCATGGGACGCATGGGCAGCGGTGAGGGCTGAAGCCCCCGACATCGCCGTAGGCACTACGTAGACGACCCCGGGCGGGACGATGTGACTGCGCTCCCGCCGCCCGCCCGGCCCACAGGTCCCCCCAGCTGCACAAGCGAGGTGACCATGCCCCCTCGCATCTCAGACGACAAACGCGCCGCGATTCTCGACGACATCAAGGCCGGCGGAAACTCATGCCGAGGCATCGCCCGCAAGCACGGCGTCAGCGACCGCGTCGTACGCAAAATCGCAGATGAGAACGGCATCACCGACGCCTGGTCGCGCGCCCAGACCGAAAACGCCACGCGCGCCCGCCAGGCCGACGTGAGAGCCCAGCGGACGGAGCTGAAGGCCGTCCTGCTCGATGACGTACGCAAGCTTCGTGAACGCGCCTGGTCGCCGTACACGTACTACGAGCGTGGCAAGGAAGGCCCCGAGAAGGTCACCCTGGATCTGCCGCCGCTTGGCGAGGCCCGCAACGCGTACACCGCGATCGGCATCGCCCTGGACAAGCACATCGCCCTGGAGCGGATCGACAGCGACGGTGGAGCGGACCGCGCCAAGGGCATGATCGGGGCTCTCGCCGCCGGCCTCCGGGCGGCCTACGACCAGCTACCGACCGATGATCAATCTTGATGCGGTAACGAAGGTCCTCTCCCCGAAGCAGATTCGGAGCATCGTTGAGGCGCAGGCACGCATCAACCTCTGGCACGGCTCCGTACGGTCGGGGAAGACGATCGCATCCCTCCTCCGATGGCTGATGTTCGTCGCCACCGCGCCCACGGATGGCGAGCTCGTCATGGTGGGCCGCACCCGGGACAGCATCGCCCGCAACGCCTTCGCCCCACTGCAGAACCCCGAGCTGTTCGGCGCTCTCGCCTCCCAGGTGCACTACGTGAACGGCGCGGCCACGGCCACGATCCTCGGCCGCACCATCCACGTCATCGGCGCCAACGACGCCAAGGCCGAGCCCAAGGTGAGAGGCATGACGTGCGCCGGCGCGTACGTGGACGAAGCCTCGACCCTGCCAAAGGACTTCTTCGACCAGCTCAACGCCCGCTGTTCCGTCTTCGGCGCGAAGATCTTCGCGACTACGAACCCGGACAACCCGGGCCACTGGCTGCGCAAGGAGTACCTGCTCAGACCCGATGAGACGCATCTCCGGTCGTGGCATTTCAGGCTGGACGACAACATCCACCTGGATCCGGTGTACGTACAGACGATCAAGAGCACCTATACCGGGCTGTTCTTCAAGCGGTCGGTGCTCGGCCTTTGGGTGCAGGCCGAGGGCGCGGTGTACGACTGCTTCGACGACGACGTCCACGTGGTGGACATCCTGCCCACCGTCACCCGGTGGATCAGCCTCGGCGTCGACTATGGCACCGCGGCACCCTTCGCCGGCCTCCTGCTCGGCCTCGGCGTAGACCGCAAGCTGTACCTGACCAGGGAGTACCGGTACGAGTCGAAGAAGGCTCACCGGCAACTCACCGATGTTGAGTACTCCGAGCGGCTGCGCACCTGGCTGAGGGAGGTGCCCATCCCGGGGACGACGCTCAAGGGCGTCAGACCGGAGTACATCGTCGTGGACCCGTCGGCGCTGTCCTTCCGAGTGCAACTCCACAACGACGGCATGTCTACGCACCTGGCCAACAACGACGTGCTCGACGGCATCAGGAACGTGGCCTCGCTGCTGGCGACGCGCCGGCTGTTCGTCCATCGCTCGTGCAAGGGACTGGTCGAGGAGTTCCCCGGCTACTCGTGGGATCCGGACAAGGCGGAGAAGGGCGAGGATGCCCCGATCAAGGCCGACGATCACAGCCTCGACGCGATGCGGTACGCGATCCACTCGACTCGCTCGCTGTGGCGGTCACAGATCATTCCGGCCGGACAGATCGCAGCATGAGCGCCGATCTAGCATCGCTAGCTTGCGGGAAACCAGCTTCTACCAAGTAGCAGTCAAGATCCCAAAACCGAGCCTCTGGAGATCCACCTACGCCTGCGTCTTGAGATGGGTGCGGATGATTCGGCCGCTCTTCCAGATAAAGAAGGCGCACATGATCAAAAAGGCTGCGTTGACCAGGTAATCGCCCCACGAATCGTGGTCGTACAGCAGATCCGCGACCCTCGCGATTGCGAGCAGCAGAAAGACCGCAAGCCACGCGACGTGGACCCAGAAACGCCGGCCTCGCGCGGGCTTGACCTGCTCATCACGTTGCATGCGAGAACTATAAGCACGCTCTGAGAGGAAGCTCGATGCCGCTGCCGAGCGGCGGCACCTGGCCGCCCCCTGCGCTCGCCTCTATCCTGCCCAAGCTCTCCGAATGGAGCGCGTGGTACTCGGGCGAACCCGATGACCTCGCCGCGGTGTACGGCGGCCAACGCACCGAGGACTCCACCGGCTTCTTCGCGTCAGAGCGCGGAGGCTGGCGGGCATCCGTCGGCAAGAAGCTGGAGCGCTGGTTCTGGGGCACGCGCCCCACCTCAGCCCAGCCGCGCACCAAGCTGCATGTGCCGCTGGCGTCCGACATCGCCGCCACGAGCGCGAATCTCCTCTACGGCGAGATGATCTCGATCACGTCGGAGGACAAGACCACCCAGGCCCGCCTCGAAACCCTGATCGAAGACTCAGGGCTGCACTCCACCCTGCTGGAGTCGGCGGAACTCGCCTCCGCGCTCTCCGGCGTGTTCCTCCGCGTCTGCTGGGACAAGAAGCTTCGCCCTGACGGACCATGGCTCGCCCCCGTTCACGCCGACGCAGCCATCCCCGAATTCCGATGGGGCCAACTGGTCGCGGTCACCTTCTGGCGGATCGTCGCTGACGACGGTCAGAAGGTCCTACGCCACCTCGAACGCCACGAAGTCGGGGCGATCTACCACGGTCTGTACGAGGGCGACTGCGACGATCTCGGCCACATGATCCCCTTGACGGAACACGAGGCCACCGCGCACCTCGCCGAAGTCGTGAACGCCCAAGGCGCGGTCGAGACCCGGATCCCGTTCTTGACCGCGTCGTACGTCGCGAACATCAAGCCGAATCGGATCTGGCGCAACATTCCCGCCGCGGCGTACCTCGGCCGGGCCGACATCCAGGGCGTGGAGCCGATGCTCGATGGCCTCGACGAGGTCTACAGCTCGTGGCGGCGTGACATCCGACTCGCCAAGGCCAGGCTGATCGTGCCGGCCAACTACCTGCAGAGCATGGGCAAGGGCCAGGGCGCGACATTCGACCTCGAACAGGAGCTGTACGAGGGCATCAACTCCATGTCCGAAGAGGGCGGCATGGAGATCCACCCCCAGCAGTTCCTCATCCGCCACGAGGAGCACCGCTCGACCGCCGCCGACTGGCTGGAGCAGGCCGTGCGCGGCGCCGGCTACTCGGTGCAGACGTTCGGCGGTGAGGGTGACGTTGCAGCCACCGCTACCGAGGTCATCGCACGCCAGGAGCGCAGCTACACCACGCGCGCGAAGAAGATCGGCTACCACCGCAGAGGCGTGGGTGACGCCCTCACCGCACTACTCGCCATCGACGCCGCCATGTTCGACTCCGGGGTCACACCGGGGCGGCCGACGCTCGAATGGCCTGATGGCGTGGCCACCGACCCGAAGGCGCTGGCTGAGACGCTCAACCTGCTTAACCAGGCCGAAGCGGTCTCCACGTGGATCAAGGTGAAGATCCTGCATCCAGACTGGGAGGACACGGAGGTCCAGGAAGAGGTGGACCGGATCGAGGAGGCTAATCAGGCCGTCGAGGATCCGTTCGCGCTGCCCAGCGAGATGGTCGGGCCTGACGGCGAGCCCGTCGACCCGGAAGACCCGAAGGCGAAGGATGGGCCCGCTCCCGCGTGAGGAATGATGGGGATCATGGTCATCTACGTTCTACCCGGCGTCTTGGTCGCCGCCGTCGTCTGCACCGCGTTGGCGCTGTCCATCGTCACCATCGCGGAGAAGGTCGTCACCCGCAGACGAGGCTGATCGTGCAAGGAGGTCCTTGTGGCTGTAGACCAGGATCTCCTCGACCAGATCGCCGCTACGGTGGCCGACCTGTACCGCGAGGTCGAGTCAGCGCTCATCGTCGCCGTCGCCCAGCGCCTCCGCGCTGACCCTGCCCTGCCGTCGCCGTTCGAGGAGGGCAAGCTCAACGCGATCCGGAGACTCCAAGCTTCGGCCCGGCTCATCCTGGCCAGCCTGCAAGCCACCCGGGCGCGCGTCATCCGCGAGGCCATCGCCAGGGCCTACCGGTCCGGGTCCGACGCCGCCACCGCGGACCTGCCTAAGGACTGGTTCCCTAAGTCGGGGATCGGCCAGGCCTCCCGCGAAGCCCTCGAACAGGTGCCCAACGCGCGCCTCCTGGAGAACATCGCCCAGGCATTGCACAGAGACGTGGGCCGCGTGGACATGAACATCCTGAGGGCACCCTTGGACGCCTACAGGGCTGTCCAATCCGGCGCTGCCGCCCGGGTCGCCTCCGGCGCGTTCACGAGACGAGAAGCAAGCCAGGCCGCATGGAAGCGCCTCATGGATCGCGGCATCGTCGATTTCACCGACCGTGCTGGCCGCCGCTGGCGACTGTCCACGTACGTCGAGATGATGGCGAGAACCAACATCCAGCGCGCCGCCATGCAGGGGCAGGACGACCGCCTCGAAGCCATCGGCATTGACCTCGTGGTGGTCTCGGACAACGTCCAGGAGTGCAAGAGGTGCAGGCCCTTCGAGGGCAAGATCCTCTCTCGCTCCGCATCAGGACCCACAGGGCGTGTGCTGGTCGAGGACGCTGTGGCGGACAACCAGATCCGGGCTGTCCAGGCGTACGACACTCTCCCCGGGGCCATGTCGCGAGGGTTGTTTCATCCGAACTGCCGGCACTCCGTCTCCGCGTACCTCCCGGGCGTCACGACGCCGAAGGTCAATACCGCCGACCCTGAAGGCGACAAGGCCCGCCAGAAGCAGCGCGCCTTGGAGCGGAAGATCAGAGCCGCGAAGGAGCAGGCGCTCGGCGCTCTCACCCCCGAGGCGAAGAAGGACGCGAACGCCAAGGTACGAGCCGCCCAGGCTGCACTACGTGCCCACCTCTCCGCTCACCCGAAGCTGAAGAGGTTGCCGTACAGAGAGCAGATCGGTGCAGGCAACGTCCCTCGCGGGGCCCCGAAGGGCGGACCCGTCACCGACCTTGCCCCGCCGGTACAGGAGGCGCTCGTCTAAGGCCGGCACCACACTTTGACGGCCTCGATGACATGCTTGGCCTGCGTTTCATCGATCGTGGCGTTGCCGCCCGACAGTTCCACTACCACGTACTCCGGCAGCGTCATGGTGCCGCCGCCGGCGCCGCGCATGCGCTCGCACACCCGCCCTGCCCGCGTCAGCGCCCGGTCCTCGTTCACCACCAGGCCGGGGTCGATCTTCTCCAACGCGGCCAGGTAGTCGGCCTTCTGCTCAGCATCTAGGCCCGGCAGGTCCGAGACCGTGGGCGCCGCCGTTGGACGCCCCGCCGAGTCGTCGACCTGAATGGGCGTGGGTGACGAACAGCCGGCGAGGACGAGCAGGCCGAGAGCGACTGCTACCAGGGTGTTCCGCATAGCGATGCACCGTACGCCCCACCTCTTAACTTTCCGTCCGATCCTTATCGAACGGACGCCCGAAACGGCCGCCCGGAGCGGTCGAAAACCCTTGCTCGGCCAGGCGCTGAGCACCCCACC